GGCGAGTATTCTCGCCTGCGAAGCGACTACGATCGCAACGATCCGAAGGCGCAAGCAAAATCGCAAGAGGCGGCGACCGCTTACTATAAGCAGAACCGCGAGGCAATGGATCTGGGCGCAATCGCGACTTGGATTGAGTGCAAGCAGGCGGACGAGGTCTCGGCTATCCAGCACGCCATGAATATAAAGATCGACCGTGGAGACGATTACTTCGCGGCCGAGTGCCAGGGAAAACCGACGCAGCGGCTGGGGAGCGGGGCGCTCGTCGTCTCGCCGGAATTTATCGCGCGAAAGGTTTCGGGGATACCTCAAAGGACGATCTCTCCTGATCACCAGGTAGTCACGGCGTTCATCGACGTCGGTCATGCCAAACTCCAATGGATGATTTGTGGCTGGCGTACGGACCTCTCCGGGACTATCCTCGATTACGGGGAGTGGCCGGATGGCTCGAAGGGTCTCGGAGATATCGAGCCGCGCTTGCATGCGGCGGTCCGCCTGGGGTTGACGCATTTAATCGAGGCGATTTCAGGGTCTCCGTTCGTATCCGCAATCCAGGGGTCTACGGAGACGCTAAAGGTCGGGACGATTCTTGTCGATTGCGGAGATCCAACGACGCGTGACGGTGTGTTCGCATTGACGCGGACGGCGCGCTTCCCTTGCCGGGTTATCGCAAGCCGGGGGCGCGCGCATCACCAGTATTATATCGGAGATCCAAAAAAGAAGCGCGTTATGCAGAACTGCTATATCGATATTTGGAAGGGGCTCGGTCCGGTAGTTGTTCACGATGCTTGCCTGTGGCGGGAGCGAATACAGCGAGCGCTTATGCTTCCTCCTGGATCGATTGGAGGACTTGACATATACGGCTCGGGTAAGGATCGGCATCATACTCTGGCTATACAGTTATGCTCAGAGAAGCTTGTCGAGAAGCTCGCCGGCGTCTCCGGCGAAATGTTCAAGTGGGTTCGCGTTCCGGGAACGCAGAACCATTTTCTTGATTGTGCGGTAGGCTCACAGGTCGCCGCTATTGTGGAGGGTTTGCATTATGGAAGCGAAGAAGAAGGAGGCGCGAGAGCTAAAAGGCGAGAGAACGATCACAGGAGCGTCCGACCTTCGGCCGGATCCGAAAAAGGATCGGCTCCTAGGCGGCGCGGCGGATTCCGTGCTCTTGACTGAGGCGAAGCGGCGCGGACCGATCGCGTATATTTGCGAGGCTTGCGGGTCTGATATGATCGTAGTACGGTCGCGGTCTTATCCGTCTTTCCTCGCGCGTGATATTCGGTGCGTCTTTTGCGGCAGGAGCTCGTGTACGAACGAGATGCGCCAGGTCAAGAAAATGTAATACGAATAAAGTTGGTTATGTACACGCCAGGCTCCTTGCAACGAAGGGGGCCTGGCGTATTTTTATTGGTATCAGGAGAATTGAATGTCAACCGCAACCGATAACCTCGCGACGATCGAAGCGACGCTCGCTCGACTCTACGCGAAGGACGTCCGAGCGATGAGTCAAAAAGACCGCGCGGCAACCTTCCAAGATATCCAGACGGTCGAAGCCTCTCGCGATTATTGGTCGCGCGAGATCGCGACCAGTAGCGGAGCCAGGCCGCGTTGCGCTTCTATCGACTTGGGCGGGAGCCTATAATGGTTGGCCGAGTCGAGACGAAGAAGAAGCTATTCGGCGAGGACTGGATAAAGAAGAACGGTCTCCTACGACCATTCAATCTTACATACGACGCGGTTGACTCAACCAAGAAGCGGCGACGCGCTCCGAAATCTACGATCTATTCCGAGGACGACGAGCTCTCCGCGTTCCGTCGGAAGCAACTAATCTCGTCGGCTCGCGATCTCCAGCGGAACTTTTCCGTGGCGGGGTGGGCGATCCGTAAGCACCTTGACTATGTCGCCTCATATAACTTTCAGGTGAAGACTTCCGACAACGACTTCAATAAGAAGCTGGAAGCGCTCTTCGCCTGGTGGTCTCTTCCGGCGAACTGCGACGCGGCTGGAAAGCATTCGCTTTCTCGATTCGTTCGTCTCGCCGAGCAGTCAAGGACGATCGACGGGGACGTCCTTGTGCTGCTGCTCAAAGACGGTCGGATGCAGGCGGTAGAGTCGGACCGGATCTCCGATCCGTCGCAAACGAATACATCTCTTCCCGGTGGAGGCGCGCAGGTCAACGGGGTCCGGATCGACGCGAGCGGACGAGCGACGGAATATGCGATCTGTCGGCGCGTCGCCGGATCCGGAACTACGCAGTTTGACCGATGGGTATCGTCTGAGTTCGCCTTTCTGCTCGGATACTTCGACCGCTTCGACCAGGTTCGCGGGGTCTCGCGAATGGCCGCTGCGATCAACGCCTTCCAGGATCTCTACGAGGGGATTTCGTACGCGCTCGCGAAGGCGAAGGTCTCGCAACTCTTCGGTCTGATAACCTATCGCGACGCTCCGGATTCGATCGGTATCTATTCGCAATCGGACGCGCCGACGGACGAGATCCGCTATGACGTTAACTTTGGCGCGGGTCCGTTCCATCTCGACCTGGACGACGGAGACAAGGCGGAGATCCTTGAGTCGAAGACGCCATCGGTCGAGTTCCAGGAATTCACGAAGATAATGATCGCCTCGGCGATCAAGTCTCTCGATATTCCTTTTTCGTTCTATGACGAGAGCTTTACGAATTACTCTGGAGCGAGGCAAGCTCTCTTGCAGTACGAACAATCGGTACGCGCCAAGCGAGACGATCTGATTGAGCTCCTCGACCGTATTACCTCCTGGAAAATAGCGCAATGGGTAGGAGCCGGAATCCTTGAGCTACCGGCAGAAATGCGCGTTACCGAGGTTCCGTGGGAATGGGTTCCGATCGGAATGCCGTGGATCGATCCTCAACGCGAGATCGCGGCGGACGCTCTCGCGATCAAGGCTGGCGTCCGGTCGCGTCAACAGATTTGTAAGGAGCGAGGTCTCGACTTCTTCGACATCGCCGATCAGCTCGGCAACGAGAAGGAATATCTAGAGGCGCGCGGTCTCCCGTCCGATCCAAGCCTAATGACGAGCGCGTCGAAGTCGATCTCCGGGCAGGCGGACGGAAACGAGATCCAGGACGACGAAAACAAAGACGAGCAGGCAAAGGAGAGAAAATGAACAAGACCTCTAAGAATATCCCGCAAGAGGCGCTCCGATTAAATATCGGAGAGTTCTCGATTCCGGACGTCAACGGCGAAGGGGCGAAGAGCGCTCCGCTAGTCCTCAAGGCGCGAACCGGTCAGCCAATCGACCATTGGTATTGGGGGAGGATCGTCCACGACCTCTCGGGGATGAAGCTCTCGAAGCCGCGAATCGCGGTTGACTACAACCACGACGCCGATCAAGTGATCGGCTACCTCAATCATTTCGATATCTCTTCCGGCGATCTCGTCGCGACGGGAGCGCTCGTCCCGTACAAGGGCGACGACCGCGCGACGGAGGTCATATACAAGAGCCGGCAGGGAGTGCCTTACGAGGCATCGATCTTTTTCGGCTGCGACGGGGTCGTTCTCGAAGAAGTCGAAGAAGGCGATGAGTGCGACGTCAACGGATACAAGCTCGCGGGTCCGGCGGTCGTCGTCCGCGAATGGCCGCTCCGAGGCGTCGCTGTTTGTCCGTACGGGGCGGATATGAATACTGAAACAAGGCTCGCCGTGGGCGGCGACCAGGCTGTCGTAACTATCAAACATAAAGGAGAAAAAATGGTGACGAAGTTCGTCGAGGGCGAGAAGCCTGTCGAAGCGACGAAAGCGGAGATCAAGGCCAAGGAAGAGGCGGACGCCAAGGCAAAGGCCGAGGCCGAGGCCGAGGAAAAGGCGAAGACCGAGCAGGCGGCGGTCGTCGAAGCCGAGAAGAAGAAGGCCGCGGAGCTCGCCGCGAAGCCGGGGCTCCGGTTCTTGGAAGCCTTCGGTCGCGAGAAGGGCGGCGCGTGGTTCGCCGAAAGCAAGAGCTTCGAGGAAGCCGAGAAGGCATTCAACGCGGAAATCAGGAGCGAGCGCGACGCGCTCCTCAAGGAGAATGCGGAACTCAAGACGAAGCTCGCCTCGGTTGCCAAGAGCGGGACCGATCCGGTCAAGCCGTCGGAAGCCGGCGCGGAGACCTCGGCTCCGGTCTCGTTTATGGAGATCGCGAAGAAGCTCGCCGAGACGAAGAAGCTCTCGATGAAGGCGGCGATCGGGCAGGCGGCCAATGAGAACCCGGAGCTGTTCGCGAAGTATCGCGTCGGCAAGAAATAACTCGGAGGCGATCCGGGTCCGTGATTTGTGCGGTTTGATTTTCTTTTCCAACAAGGAGCAACACATGAGCCAGACTGTTCAGAACATTATGACGCGCCTCGCGGGAGAAGCTCTCGCGCTCGGTCGTCGCGTCAAGCTCTCTTCGGGCACGTTCGTTTACTCAGACGCCGACGAGAAAGCAATCGGCGTGACGGTTATCTCTGCGGCGATCGGGGCTCCGGTCGCGGTCGAGATCGCAGGCGGGAAGACGCAGAAGGTTTGCGCCTCTGCCGCAATCACGAAGGACGCCTCGATCTACGCGCGCGCGGACGGCAAGGTTGACGACGCCGGCGCGGGTTCCGATTCGGCGGTCATCGGCGTGTGCCTTGAGACCGCTCTCGCCGACGGCGATCTCGTCGAGTGTATCCTGAATGCCGTCGTTGCCTAGTACGCGACGCGGATCTTCTTCGGAGTTCGGATCTTTTCTATCAACTGAAAAAAGGAGCATTCAATGGGCGTCGATTTTTCCGCTTACGGAACATCTCGCCTCGATATCGGCGAAGCTCTCAAGGAATATCTCGTCACGCAGGACACGTTCATCGGGACGAAGCTCTTCCCGGTCACTCCGGTTCCACGAGCGGCCGCGAAGTATCCCGTCATCACGCGCAAGAGCCTGACCGCCAGGGCCGAGACACTTCGCGCCTCGCGGTCCGCCTACAACCGAACCTCGTGGCAGACCGAAGACAAGGACTACTCTTGCCAGGAGAACGGTCTCGAAGGTCTCCTCGACGCTTCGGAGCGTGCTCTCTACAAGAACGACTTCGATGCCGAAGCCGAGACCGCGAACGACATCCTGATCAAGCTTCTCCGCGAGCAAGAAATCCGGATCGCCGCGAACATGAGCGAAACCGTATTTGACGGCTCGACCGTGTTCACTCATTGCACTGCCGCGTGGGGAACGGCGACGAACAAGAACATCATCAAGGACGTCCAGTCCGCTCGACTCAAGGGCTTCGACTTGACCGGAATGGAGCTCAACACCCTCACCGTCAACCGGACGACGCTAAACCGTATCATGCTCAACGACGAAATCCGGGACGCGATCAAGTACGTTCAGGCGGCGGAGTGGAGCGTCATTTCGAGCGCTCTCGCTCGGATCCTCGGGGTCGATTTGATCCTCGTCGGCGGCGGCGTTTATGACGGAAAGCCGGAAGGCGCGACAGCCGCGAGTCTGACCAAGATTTGGCCGGACAAATACGCTCTCCTGTCAATCACTCCTCCGGGCGGTTCGATCATCGCGCCGAGTCTTGGCCGGACTTTCCTCTGGTCCGACGATTCTCCGCAGAACGTCATGGTCGAGAGCTACGAGGAGTCACAGACTCGATCGACCGTCTATCGCGTCCGGCAGTTCACGGACGAACAGGTCATTGAGAAGCAGTTTGGCCAGCTGATCGACGTCGAAGCGACGAGCTAACGAGCACGCGATCGCGCAAGGGCGGGAGAACCGTCTCCCGCCCTTGCGGATCTTTTCTTCTCCTCTCTTTTCTTTCGAAGGGGTCGGAAATGAATAGCTGGAAAACCACAGTATGCGGAATTCTGTCTATCCTGGCCACGATCATCACGCTCATTGCCATTCCGCTCATTGATTCGGATCCGCTCACGGTACCGAACTGGACCGCGGCTGGCGCTGCGGTCATGGCCGGTGTGGGCCTGATTCTCGCGCGCGACAATAGCAAGACGAGCGAAGCGGCCGGAGCGACTCGCCTGTAACGAAAGGGGAATCATGTGCCTTCATTCATTCTCACAATCATCAAATGGATCATCGAGCTTTTCGTCGGTAGGAAGCCAATCCCTTCGGTGGAAGCTGATAAGCCTGCTGCTGGCCTTGGCCTTTCTGACCGCGACCGGGTGTAGCGAGTTATTTCACGGGGCGCTGACTCGTACTCCGCAGCTTCACATACCGCAAAATAAGTGCGCGGAAGTGCGGGAGCCGATCATCGTCAAAACGTGGAGCCGCGATGAAAAGGGACAGCCGATCAAGAGCCATTATCATGCATACGCGGGAAGCAACATTGGCCCTGGTGTACCGTCATCGGCAGTGCCTCCAGCTAAAGAAAGCGCGGTAAAGTAATGGATCTGACCCTACACAAGATATGCGAGGTATGCCGAACCCAGAGAGCACGGATGGTACATAGGCTCATGGACGGAACCGAGCGTGAGCTATGTTGGGAGTGCGCCAAGGCATACCTGGAGTCAAAGAAAGACCCCGGAGACAAGCATGAGCTGCCCCGCTGACTGCATGGAGAGACACTTGGCTAATAGCCGCTGGATTAAAGCCGCGATCCAGCTTGTGGTTGCCTGCTTTGTTGCGCTTGGTGGATTGTATATCTACTGCGATGGAGCGTTCGCAAAGTCTGGAGAAGTAGGCGAGATTAAGCAGACGGCTAAAGAGCAACGGTCTGAAATACGCGAAGAATTCAGAATACTAAACGCCAAGCTTGACGCGCTTTCGGTGAAGGGAAAATAATGTCTGATGACGTCGTCCCGACAACTGACGGAGCGCAAGATCTCGGCACATCCGCGAAGCAATGGGGCGCGGTGCGCGGGAAGAAGCTTTACCGCGATGGCGTGGAAGTTGATCCAGCCGCTTATGACCCGGCAGGCGCGGCGGCTACGGTCGCCGGAAATCTCTCAACTCACGCCGGGCTTTCGACTACGGCGCATGGCGGGATCGTTGCCAGCACGGACGCCAGACTGACGGACGCCAGAACTCCGACCGCTCACGCGGCCTCGCACCAAGGCGGCTCGGACGCTCTTGCGGTTGACGCGGCGGCGGCTACGGGAAGTCTGCGAACGCTCGGCACGGCGGCAACATCCGCTTGCTCCGGAAATGACTCCCGCCTTTCGGACGCCAGAACTCCATCCCCTCATGCGCTCATCGACAATACCGGACACACAACAGCGGGCTTGACCCCCGGACATATCCTGACGGCGCTTACCGCAACAACGGTCGGCATGGTCGCGCCAGCGGTGGGCGCAATCGTCCCGATGGATAACTGCTTCTATGTCGCCAAGAACGGCAACGACTCAACCGGCAACGGCTCGCAGGCAACGCCTTTCTTGACGATGCAGAAGGCGCTTGACAGCTTGACCGGAACGCGGAACGCGATTGTGGTTGCGCCCGGTGCGTATTCCGGAAATCTGACTTTCAGTTATGACGGCTTGCTTCTGGTCGATTTGCGGGGCGCGTCCATCGTGGGAGACGTTGCTTGGAGCTACAACCCGGCGGCGAGCTATCAAACGAAATTGATTTTCGAGGGCCACGATCTTCGGAGCGGCTATCCTGGGTATCTGTCCGACGTGATTGACGGCAACGTGACTTGTACTCACCTTGGTGGTCCTGCAACGGATCGGTATGAAGGTCTCCATCTGATAAATTGCGGTGTACGGGGAAACATTACTTTCGGCGCTCCGAACATGTCAGGCGGGGCGGTACAGCATATTTTCCTAGTCAATGCTTTCTGGACCGGAACGCTTTCGACAACGGGCGGAGCGGTCGTGTCGGTTTTTGCATGGGACTGCGATTCCTCGTCAAGCTACGGCCTGGGTGCGGCCGATGGCGCGGTGCTTATCGCGGAAATGCACGGATGCGACATAACCGGGATCTGGCATATCCACTCGACTCTTACCGGCGGATATTTAACGGACACGGCCTTCAAGGCGGTCGCGCACGATTTTAGCGGTATGACGACGTTGACGCCGCTGAAGATGGACGCCAATACCTACTGCTCATATCTGGCGAACGTGCCGATAAAAGCGCCGACAACGCCGACGCTACTCGACGGGGCGCAGGGCGTGGGCTTCACGCCGACAACTGCGGGCGACTGGACCACTTCCCCAACGACCGCGCAAGCGGGCTTGGATGAACTGGCGACGCGCCGAGCGGGGGAGGTTATCCTTGCGCCAGCGGCAAGTGCGCGGAATGTTATTCAGCCAACTGGCGCGACCGTAATTCCGCTGACGGTCAAGGGCGCTTCGGCGCAATCCGCGAATCTGCAAGAGTTGCACAACAGCGCGGGGACGGTGCTTAGCTACATCAATTCGGCTGGCGTCCTTTCGGGGTCCGCTATCAAAGAGTCCATCATCATCGCGGCAAGCGATGAAACGACGAACCTTGTCGCGGGAACGGCCAAGGTTACGTTCAGGATGCCGTATGCTTTCACGGTCGCGGAAGTACGGGCGAGCGTGGGGACGGTGGCGACCGGCGCGACCCTGCTTGCGGTTGACATCAATGAAGCGGGTTCGTCTATCCTTTCGACCGTCATCACGATTGACGCCAGCGAATTTACCAGCACGACTGCCGCGACACCTCCAGTTATTTCGGACACTGCTTTGGCCGACGATGCGGAAATCACAGTTGACATCGACGCCGTGGGCAACACGACACCGGGAAAAGGCCTGAAGGTTTATATCATTGGTTATAGGGCGTAAAATGAAAGTAATCAATCCTTTCAAATTCTCCGCTGATGATTTCATGAATGCCAACGATACGTCGGGACAATCGTCCTTTGTCAACTCGACGCATTGGCTTTCCGGATCGGCACCAGCGAGCGGGAAGAACTACCGGAACTGCACGGCAGACGGATTGACCTCGTACACCTTGCGAACGCCTCACGCGAATACCGGGTCTTTCACGTTCGCCGGAAATCGGTTGACCCTGAAAGGCTTGCAATTCAATTTCAAAAATTCGGGGGTCACTACCATCGACGATTTGCGATTGAACGGCGCGACGCTATTCCATGCACAGACATCAATCACGATGCCGAATTATGCGCGGCTCGCCGGGAATTGTTTTCTTGTCGAGGGAACTACGAACATCTTCGACATCGCCGGTGCGACTTCCGGGATTCCTGGGGGTACGCAGAAAATCTATACCATCGGTTGCACTATCCGAGGGCCAGGAAATCTTCAATTTGGGAACGTGACCGACAACGCCGACACGACGGCCTACTACGAAATTACCGGAACGGCGAACGTCTGGACCGGGACCATGCTTATCAAGATCGCCCGCGTGAAGGCGACGACCGGATCTATTCCGGCGCTCTGCGCGGTAACGCTGGATAACTACGCAGGAACGGCCAAGGCGATTTTGGAGCTTGTGGCCGCGCTCGAAATCGGCTCGCTCGCAGGCGGGGGCGCGTCAAGCGGGAACGTTGTGAACGGCGGCTATCTCCTGACGCTCGGCGGCAACAACGCCAACACGACCTTCGACGGCGTGATTTCCGGAACAGGGGGCTTGACGAAAAAGGGAACCGGAACTTGGTCCGTCACGCGGGCGCAGACCTACTCCGGTGCGACCACAATCCAAGCCGGAACGCTCAATAATACCGGCGCGTCTTTTGCCAGCACCGCCACCACGATCAAAAGCGGCGGGACGTTGGCCGGACTTGGCACGATGGAAGGCGTGACTCTGGATAGCGGCGGCACCCTCGCGCCTGGCCTAGGGGCTACGACTACGGGAAATGTCACCTTTGTTTCGGGATCTACCTTCGGGGTGCAGCTCTATCGGAACGGTATCGGGGAGAACTCCAACAGCAAAATCTACACGGCGGCGGGAACGGTCGCCCTGGCTTCGGCTACGCTTTCGGTTGCGTTTGAAGCCGGAACGACTCACGCCAACACCTCATGGGACATCGTGTCTGCGGCAACGCTCACCGGCACCTTTAACGGGCTGGCTGACAATGCGACCTTTGTTGTGAGCGGGCGTACCTTGCGGGTCAATTATACCGGAACGACTTGCACCTTGACCGACGTTACTTGAAAGGGAAAACAATGTATCTGAAAACGCTTGCGGTGACGGTTCAGGAAGTCGAACAGCACGACCGGGCGCGGCTTATCGAAATCGCTTTCGCTGGCGAGGACGCGGCCATATCCTGCCATCGGGAAATCGTCCAACTCTCGGGTGAGAAGAAGCTGGCGACCGAAGGGGTCTATATTCTCCGGCGAACGCTGGCCGACATTGCCGAGGACATCGTGGAAGTCGATAAGATTAAATTGACCGGGGCGCAAGTCATCGCGGCGCTTAAAAGTCTTTTCGACGCTCGGCGCGTGGTTCAGGTGGAGAAGCATGAGCAGGCGGTTGCGGTTGCTAAACTTCCTAATGGTGGGGTTGGAGACTTTTAACCATGGCCGAGATTCAATTCGATAACTATTCCTGGACGCGTGATGAGAACAATGACATCATGCCCCTGCTCCCTCCGAAGCCGCGCAATTATCCGGCTGAACCGGACGTTGCTTTTCCGGTCGTGTATGGCGAGGACAATCAATATGTCGGGGAACTAATTGCTGGCGCACCGCCGGTACAGCCTACGCTGACCGTCGAGGATCTTGGAAGTGGGATTGCGCGTTTTACGATTTCCGGATCGACGCCGACATCGAGCAATGCGGTTTATGTGCGCGTCGCAACCGGAATCGTTTGGGGCGCTTCGCCAGTAGTCACTATCATCGGAGACGGATCCGCGAACGCAACGCTTGACCCCGGACCATATCTGGCAAGGGTGCGCAGTTCGCTTTTGCTTGCAGTATCTCCGGCGTCGAACGAGCCGGTTCTATTCTTCCTCCAAGATCCGGACGCCGGTTATACGCGGAGCAAGCTCGGGGAAGACTTCCTCGAAGGCGTCATGCCGTCAATGTTGACCGAGTTCGGCGAGCCGTTGACGTATCTCCGAGGCGTTGAGAGCGTCGAGCTCGTCGGGATCCAGGGCGATATCATAACGGCAAACGACGCGGCAACCGGGATCGACGTCTCCGTCGGCGACGCTTCCTGGGAGGTTCTCGCGGACGACCTCGACTTCGGCTCCGGTCCGATCGTCCCGAAGGCGCAGGATCAGATTATCTCATCCACCGGTGAAATCTTTGTCGTGGTCGAGTCGGGGTTGCTCGATAGTGAGCAAATTATGTGGACGATTCCGGTGAAGCGGAGCGAATACAAGGAGCTTCCATGAGCTCGAACATCGTTGATCTTTGCGAGGCGGTCAAGGACGCTCTCAACGCCGAAGTGTTCTCGCAGTCATTCACCGCCGTGTTCGAGTTTAATCCCAACTTCTCGAACATGGATGCCAAGACTCTTCGCGTAGTGGTGACGGACGCTGGAGGAGATATTGGGTTGGTCAGCCGCGCAATGGTAGGCTATACCGATAGCGTGCGTGTAGTTGTTCTGCATCGAGTGGACGCTGGATCCACCGGAGTCGATACGACGAAGATCAAGGCCGATCTGCTACTGCTGGAGGAGCTTGCTACGTTCTTAATTAGCCGTGGTATGGCTGGATACTCACCCCAGGGAACCATAACCCGAGGGACCGGAGACAAGGATAAGCAACACTATATGGCGGGGAATTTGGATGAGCGTTTGTTTGCGGCGTCTCTCGTGATTTCCTATGAGACCAAGGTATCGTTACGGGA